TCCATTCGGGTAAACTAACGCCCCATCCTCTATCAATTGCTTCTTCTACTAACTTCTTGCCAGCGTGGTCTCTATCAGGAACTACAACAATATCTTTTGCTAGTCTGTTAATTAACAATGCTTGTGCATCATTAACTTCACTGCCGCCTATTGCGCATCCATCTATGTGGATAGCATCCATTGGGCCTTCAACAAGTATAGCAAACTCTTTATCATACGTTTGTTTGTCTAACCCATATACAAAGCCAGGTTGCTGTTCATTCATATACTTAGGTCTTTTATCTGCTGTAATAGTCCTAGCAGTCCATCCTATAATGCGCTGTTCAAAGTAAAACGGAATAATAAGCCTATCACGGTATGCTAAACTAGGGCACCAATAGTATTCAGTGTCATCTAAGTCCAAGTTCCGCGTAGCCATATATTCAAGAATAGCTATACTAAACTTATTAAACTCTGTGATGTCTTTGATCTTTACAGCATCAGCAGGTAGCGGCACAGTTTCAAACGTAGGTATTTCTATCTTACGCTCTGCAACCTCTACGCCTTCGTTTATGCGCATTACATCCAATGCCAGCTTGTTGATATCATTATCAGGAGTGTTCAGCCACTGTAGAAGCTTACGTAGCTTTACAGACACCGCTCTTCCTGGTTGCCAGCTTGCCTTGAATCCGCAGTTAAAACAATGGTAACTTACTGTATCGCCTTCACTAATAAGCCCACCGCGTCCTCTACTATCAGCAGTGTTGCCATTGTGCTGACAGCAAGGTGCATTAAAGCTAGTCCACCCACTAGGAGTAGTCTTACGCTTTGAAGGCAAGTGTGCTGTGATTGTGTCAGATACAATACTCATACTACTATTATAGCATCAGTATACGTTTTGTCAACTAGTTTCTTACTAATACTTTGGTTATTTTATCTGCTGGGTTTGCTGTTGCTTTAAATCGAACATAACTAAACACACCATTAAAGTTAACAGGCTCTGGCGCTGTTTCTGTGCCGGCAAACGTTAGCGTAGCTATATCAGCCCACTGTGTGCTTTGTGTAACTTGGTTATCCAAAGTAGCTTGTACTACTATATCGCCTATGTACGAGCTTGTATACGCTGCTGCTGTGTGTAACGCTTCATTACCATTGATGCCGGGCTGTGCATTAACTGTTTCACTATTCCATATATCAATACCAACACCTTCTCGTGTAAACGTTGTTACTGAATATGTTGCTTGTGGACCAGGAAATGTTCTTGCATTAACATACATAGTAGCATCGTTGCCAAAGTTAGGTTGCGAGTATGTAAGAATCTTATCGCCGGATGCTTCTGCTAGATACACATTGTAGTTTAGATATTGTTGCTTAAAGTTTAATAGTTCGTTTTCTGTCACAGTAACTTTAAACTTACCCCTAGTAACTGTCGAACCGTCATCAAGTGATGTACAATCTTTTTCAATCACCATTAGATTGTTTTCATCAAACGCTATAAGCTTTGGTGTGTACGTTGTAATATCTACAGGTTTTTGATCTGCGTTTAATAATCTAAATTCTAGCACATTATCTATGCCTTTATATAATTGAAGTTGTTTACTATACACTGGTCTATACTCCGTTATGGTTCCTGCCACATCTGCTACGAGCGTGGTTATGTTGTTGCATAAATATCTAGGTAACAATTGCATACTAATATTTATCGGAATCCTATGTTAACTAAAGATATACAAGAAAATTTTCCATTCCTAAGCGTAGTAACATACGGAGGCAACGAGTACATTGGTATTATTATCAATCAAGATGCAACAGTTACAAGCATGTACATATACACCGATCTTAGATCAGAGAGTGACCAAAAAAAGTTCTTAGAACTAGGCGATATATGGTGGTGGGAATCAAATAGAATGATTCCCATTAATATATTTTTACGTAGTGAGATTGATCCATTTAGATATTCAATTATAACAATGAATTCAAAAGATGTAAATGTAACAATAGGACCTTGCGTTAATTTAAATAATTTGTCAGTTAAGCGCATTAAACGCAAAAGCGTTCAACTAGTTCGTAGACCTAAGTAGACAACTGCTCACATAACAAATTCATGTGTACTACACATGCCATAGCGTAACTAACAGCATGTGCTTTCTTAAAGTAGTAACTATTGTCCGTTGGTTTCGTCCACACTTCTTGAAAAATCAAATTCCAATTGCTTCCACTCAAGTGCCGTTTCGCCGGACGAATGATCGCTAGTGTTGCTGCCAATTGCTCTACCGACGACGGTTTCAATTGCTTCAATAGTTCGCCGTGCCCGTTCAGATGAAAGACTTTGTCGCTGAAGTCCGTGTGTTCCAGAAGTTGCCATAGGGGTTCTCTTTCCATTAATTGTGTTAAGTGTTCATTATCCTTAACGTCTTTATAGATGCTTACGTTAAGGAAGTCTAATTTAAAATAGCCACGTTCGTCTGCTGCCTTATGTTCAACTGTGGCTAAGTTGTCAATAGGGTTGTGCGGAATCTCTGTTGCGTAGACTCCGGTGTTGTGCTTCTTACCTGTGTTTAACTTTGCCACACGATGTTCTAGTTGAGATAGTATAATATCTCTGTCTGCAAAGTCAATATCAATATCAGGCATTTAGTTTCCTTGCTTTCTTGGTTGCCATATTCCATTTAAGTTTACTTGCACGATCTTTCATAGTAATGCCTAGCACATGATCCATTTCGTGCAAGTAGCACTTGGCACTATAGCCTTCGATCTTTACTTTACACTCTTCTAAATTTTCATTCCAGTAGTGTGCAAGTATTTCTTTAGGACGTTTAATCTTAACAAACATATTAGGAAAGCTCAAGCAACCTTCAACATCATCTACTGTTTCTTCGGTGTATTGTATCACTGTAGGATTAATACACATTGTACTATTCTCTACACTGTCGCCCATAACAAATACTTTAGCATCTAGGCCAATTTGATTTGCAGCAAGACCAATGCCGTTACTATCTATCATAAACTTAACCATTTCTGCTTTAAGTTCTTTAGGATTAAATCCTGGATTCTCTAAGTCAACGTCCTTAACTTCACGTGCTAACATTTCATTTGGATATTTAATTAACTTCATAGTTTACTTTCCTTTACAACGTCTTTGACTAATTGCACATCTACTGTTTGTCTTTTAAATCGAACACCCCAATGCTGTGGATCTACAATATGGTAAATCATAGCTAACTGTTCGTCATTAAAATTACCTAGCATATCTTTTCCACTTTTGCAATTAAGCATTAGCCACGGACTAATCTTTCCATCCTTAATATGCCATACTGCTCTGTTAGGCGAAGCATATAAGAAGTAATGATTCCACACACTGTTGTTTTCTTGTGCCCATTCGATCATAGTTCCTATACTGCGTTCAAGTGCAGTTTCTACGCCTTCCTTTTTAATAAGGTCGGTTGCATATGTTTGATACATTTCTTCTTTGCACCAATGGTCAAGTTTAACTCCGCTAGTTACAACATAATTAATATACTTCTCAGGATACAACGGTTTTACGTTTGATATGAAACTACCAAACTTTACAAACGCATTGTAGTAACTGCTTTTACAAAACTCTGCATAGGTTTTATCTTTCTTTGCGCCTGCACTAAGTTTATAAAATTGATTGAATGCCATATAACCTAGTTGCACCCTGCGCTCATCTTTTTGCAATGCCCTGCGTTTCTTTTCACACAAGTGCGCCATAAGTGTACTCTCACGCACGTAGCCTGAGTTACAGTATTCACATACATATGGCTTAGAGCTTGATTGCAATTTCATGTTCCTCTGCAAGTGCTTTGAGTTCTTTTTTTGTAGATATTCTAGCAAGTAGTTCAACCTCGTCTGTTTTCATATTTGGATTTAGTTTTTCTAACAGCGACATTGCTTTGCCTGTGCTGCCGTCACGTTTCTTAAAACCAATCCAAGGATGGAATTCATTCTTACCTGTATTCCCGCTCATACATAACAACTGCCACATCAGTTTTTGATGACCTTTGTCTTTGCCGACACCAATATCATTAAAGTGTTTGTTGTAATATTCGTTGGTCTTAAACACAGCAAGTTCTTGCTTGTCGCGACTACCTTGTATGCCACTGACATATCTGTTCAACAACCAAAAGCTAATTTGCTTCTTGTGTTCATCTTCTAAGTCATTCCAAATGTTACTGTTGCCATTATCAATCCAACTGAGGATTTCTTTTATTGCAAGTTTTTCTGCTGCCATTCGATTACATCCTCCGGTGCGTTTATCTCTACTCCATTATAGTATACACTCAAACAACCAATTTGTAAACCGTTTTTTAACCAACGGAGTTGTTCTAGTTTCTCTACTTCTTCTTCGCGTGTTACTGTTAAATTAGGATAACTTTCTAATGCATTGCGCTTGTAGCCGTAAACACCCAAGTGCC